CACAAATTCCCCAATCAATTTTTGTGGAACTTGCACAACTGGGAGCTTAAACCTGGAGCGCCAGCCAAGAACTGGAAAGATAGGAAAGGATGGACAAATCAAGAATCCCTATAGTTATAGTATAGCACATGGCCAGCAGCTTGTCAACTGGTAATTTTTGGAAATAGTTAGTTTATCTAACGAACTACTGGTATTCAGGTAATATTGATGAGACCATCGTCTACAAAATCGCCGGAGAATAAAGTTACGCATGTTGCCCAAACATAATTAAAACTATAAGAGGTAAAATCAGAAATAGCAATGGACAGATAGAAAACTGTGTTTGCGCCATCATAATACGCATTGATAGGTGCTGCAAAAATTTCTGTGGTTGAAGATGATTTTTCTGCACCTTGAACCGAAGACGGCCCCATGTAAACCTTAGAACTATCGTCGGCTAATGTAGACATTCCGATTTTGAAAATATTTCCTGTGACGGATGCCATGGGGATACGTCTTTCTGTGCTATAATCCGTGTAGTTTGTTACATTGAACTGACAAAAAATTTTGAATACTTGAATATAATCGGAATACGATAAAACACTGCTTCCAGATGTAATGTTCGCATTATTAGTTGTCGTAATAACATTATTAGTGAGTGCAGCTTTCAACTCCGTAATATCCTGCGCGTTAGCGGTGGCCTTCTGCTGCGCGGCATTGGCCGTCTGCTGTGCGGCACTCGCGGCAGACTGCGCGGAAGCAACACCGCTCTGTGCAGTGGTGGCAGTCGCATTGATGGCTCCGAGTGCCGTGTCGATTTTGAGCATATCGCCGTTGTAGTCGCCGAGCCAGGAAGGCTTGTCAGTTCCGATAAACTGCGAAAGCTCATAATTAGTAGTTTTTCCAGTAGATGCCATTGTAAAACCCTCTTTCTAAAATTTTAATTCAATGGAAAATTCCATGAATATTGATAAGCAGTTGGCGCACGTTCGGTGTCGAAATCTGTTGCTGTAAGTTCAGCATCATCATACTCCTGCGCCGTGGGTGAACTGTTGCGGTGAAGCTGTGCCAACATGGAAACAACATCAGGGATAGGCACCCATTCACCAGTGAACGGAGAGAACATAAAACCGATAGGGATATTAGGCCAAAGATACCGCCAGCCGCAACAGTCGTATTGGTAAGCAGTCAACCCGTATGAATCGTACTTTTCCGCCGTCAGCTGCAAAGAATCATATTCTGCCGCCGTAAGAGCGCAGCACCTGAGATTAGTGTAAACATTATCCAGGGCAGTCTGAATATCTACTAATCTTCCAGTTGTTGGGTCATAGACCATAACACTAGTAATTTTAGGGATCTCTGCCATCAGTTCGGCGATTTTAGAATCCACATAAAAGCGCGTGGCTTCGTCCCCGGTCGTGATGGCCGTGTTGATAGTTTGAAGCTGTGCGGAAATCTGTGCAATAATATTTGCATGCTGCTGTAAATTCCATTCATGTTCTGCTTTCAGCTGTGCATCAAAGTTTTCGGTGTACTCATTGAGTACGTTGTAAACCTTATCAATCCAGTCGGAAGTTAGTGCTGCAATTTGCTGATCGACGTAGTTATATACGCTCGTTTCAAAATTGTTCAGCGTTTCAATGATTTCATTCAGCTTTGAAGAAAACTTACAAAGCGTTTCGTAATATGAAAGTGAATCATCATAAACAAGCGGCAGTACCTTTTGGCACCAAAAACGCACCGGCTGAATGTTAGAAAACGGATTAACATTATCCGGCATTTACCACACCCCCATAAACAAGTCACTTAAAGAATCAATGACTTGCATATCGATGTTCAAAAAAGTTTCGCGAAATTCCTTGAGCATGGAAGAATACGAGCTTGTTCCTCGCTTTCCGCTAACCTTTTCAATATAATCATCAGTGCTTGTAATATTTTTGTTGTTTTGTACTTCATTAGTAGAACTAGAATTATTTGTAATATTTCCAGTGATTGTTCCATCTGCCGTTCTGTTATATGTTCGATTGTTTGTTTCGTCCGTTGTATCGCTGCCGTTGTTATTTACGTTCCTATAATTGGTAAGATATGAATAATTATCCACGTTTGAAACCTGGCCTTGCGGTGTATCGGAATACGCATTTTTTTCAGTATTGCTTCTTGTAATAGTGCTGTCAATCGTCGTGTTATCGGTATCCGCAATTGTATCTTTATTTGTTTGCGTGGTATCAGTTTCAGATTTGCTTGTGGCGTCCGCATTTTCCGTTGCGTTCTCAATCTGGTTGTGCTCATTATTTCTAGTGGTTCCCAATTCCACGTCATAAAATGGATTGAATTCTAAAAGCTCGCTTTTATAAAGCTGATTGAAATATGGCATAACCTCATTCAGCTTTGTTTCGAGTTTCATCCGCCAAAGCCCCACCGTTTCAAGGCCGATTTCACGAGTATAATAATGACGTAAAATCTTCGTTTCGAGTGGAACGCGATAGCTTTCGTCAAAAATCGGAAACGTGAAAGTGAAAATATTAGGGATTGCTGCTTGAATGGTAGAATCTACACTTGCAAAGTTTGACGGTTTAGGCGTTTTCTGATTGGCGTAAAACTCACAAATTGTGCGAACTTCAGTCGTATACTTAGCCAATTTCACCTGCCCCCTCGTCAATGATTTTATTTTCAAAAGTGGAATTGTAACGAACATCAATGTTCAAATTAAACATTGTATTTATTTTCTTACAAGCGTCCTTGCGTGCATTTAGTCTTGCCATGCGCTGGGCGTAAACGCTGCCCAAATTTGAGTTAATTTCATCAGTAACAAGTCGTTCTTTCTTTTCCGTGTTACTGTTTTCAATTCCCAAAAAGGTAAGCGCTTCATTCCATATCTGCCTTTTCAGAATTTGCAGCTTGTCCGAAACATACGGCGCGGAAGTGTTCAGCACTTTCACAGAATCCGGAATAATATTTTTTTCCCCGAAAATCACAGGTTCGTTTCCCGAAAACTGCATATAAACATTTTTCAGCGTTAGCCGCTGATTTTCATTACACTGGATCAGCAACGGCGTTTTCTGTGCCGTTACATTTACATCAATAGTGCGCTGAATTTCATAAAGCCGTTTTGCATATTGCTGTACTTCCAAAAGGCAGTTTGTGCGCAAATAGTTATTATAAATAATAACGCTGTTTTTATTGGTAAGATTATTCTGATACCCATTTGCAGCATACGCACGACGGAGTGTGGGCACGTTGTAAACGTCAAACGGGCCGGATGCAGCGCAGGCCAGAGCCAAAAATCCCACGACATCATCACGGAAGAAAACCGCTTGTCCATTTTCAAAAAGGCAAAGTTCCAAATAACGCGGGTCACACGTATCAGGAAGGTTTATCCATTCAAATGAATTTATGGCAAGTTCTGTCAACCTATTATAAAATAGGATAAACGTCCTGTTATTTGTAATAGCGCTCTCTCCGAACTGTGTTTTCTTTCGTCCCATTTTTTCACCACCTTACGGGGAATTATTCACGGAATAGTTTCCAACATTTGCAGGATTTTTCCAGAATGTAATGCCATTATCAAAGTATGATGCAATTTCCTGTAAATCGGCTGCGGGTGCTTCTCCGTAAATATAAGCACCTATTGTCTTTGTATAAGTGAATTGAGGACGTGCTGTAATATCAGGAATTGCTACGCGTCTTTTAGGATAGCCGTACATAGTCCAATAATCGTCAATCATTCTTGCAAATTCTGCCCGAACGTGCATGTTGCCAAAATAAAAATCTTTTAGATCGTTTGTAAATGTTGCTCCACCCGTAGAACTGCCGCGTGCTGCGTTTGGCATACGCTGTAAAACGTTTATCGTATTCAGGTCTTTTGCCACCGAAAAACCAGCGTTTGCCAAATTGTTACCCAAATTGAGGGCAGACAAAACACTCGCATTAGATGAACTCGAAACGCCATATGAACCAGCCCCGAAAAGTGAACTCGAAATGTTTTGCGCGTTTTGAATCCAAAAACCGTCTGCATTTTGTGCAACCCAGGCTTTATAAGAATCAATATTGTAAGCGCATTGCGGGAATCCGCCCAAACTCATTTTTTCATTCAAATTCAGCTGTGCACCTTTATAATTTTCGGGTACTAGCACAAGTTCAGGCGCAGACGAGTAAGCAGAATAACAAGAAAAATCAGCGCTTCCGCCAGAAAAATATTCATATGCGTATTCCGTAGATAATCCGGAATCAGTATAAACGTAAAGAAAATTGTAGGGGAACGTGTAAAGTTTCTTGTTTCTAGGCGTATAACCGTCAATAGCTCCGCTTTGAACAAGCGCAGCTGAAAAATTTTGAACGTTTGGCGAGCTTGACGATGTTCCTGTCATTTTTGGCGCGATAAAAATAGAAACGATTCCATCAGATAGCTGCTTTTCGGTTGCGCCGGAAATGAAGTTTTGAATTGCGGCATCATCGCCTAAATCAAATTCATTAAATTTTACACCTGTGTAAACATTTCCCACGGTATCACCGTAGTACGGTGAAAAACTTTCATCGAACGTTGCCGCGATGTAAACTTTTAGATTTGACGTCATGTTTGCTTTTGTGACGTTATCTAAAATGTAGTCGCCGAGTGCAAGATCATCAGGAAGCAAATTATCCCCTACGTTATCCGTATGAGAATGTTCACGCTCAATAAAGCACATCCCTCTATTCCAGATTCCCCACCAGCTTTGAAGCGGATCGAACGTAAACGCAACTTCCGCGCAATTGTCATTTACATAATTGATTGAATCAATAAAAGCATAGAACCATTTATTGGTATAGCTGCTATTTTGATACATCATATAGTTGCACTGATACAGCGCATCGGCAGACGCTTCCACAAGAACGGAGCGTTCACGGCGTTGATAGCTGTACTGAGAAAAGGTGAACGCTGTTTGTCCTGAAAAATATGAAGTTTGAGCAGAAACGCTGGAAAAGTAAAGCGTGTTTCTGTGTGCTGCATCGAGCGGCACATTTGAAAGCAGCCGTATAACGCTATTTGGTGTTACAGCCATATTATACCACACTTTCTATATAATAGCAAGCCCCGCTTTCGCGGGGGCAGCTATCAAATATTTTTACTGGAGAGTTACGGTTGCAGTGCCGGACTTCGTGGGTGTATAGGTGGAAGTGGCAGTAACAGTAAGCGGCGTCTGAGTTTCGGCAGGGTCAACCGTGAGCAGGCCGGACGGGGAAATGGTGGTGCCGGGGGCTTCACCGTTTACACTCCACGTTACAGACTGCGGGGCAAAACCGGTTGCCGTTACATTTGCGGTAAACTGCGCGGTCTGGCCTTTTGCTACGGTGACCGAAGCAGGCGAAACCGTAACGTTGGTAACGGCTGCGGCAACAGGATTGAAAATCACGGCGTTGGCAAACGGCGAAACACCAAACGTTTTCCACGTGTGAAAGCTGTAATTCCAATAAAGGCCCTCGCTGTTATAGATTTCGGTAAACTTTGCCAGATTATCGAAAATCATGAAAAAGTTTTCGTCCACCAGCATAGCAGGAATATTGTTGAGCGCAGTAAGGTCATCGCTTCCGATTTCCTGATAACCCGGAGTATCGCCGATCAGTGCGTTTAGTCTCTCAATGTCAAGGTTTCCGAAACCGTCCACAAGAATCTGGTGGCCCAAAAATTCCGCATTACTCATGTTGAAAGCACTTGCCAGGACTTCCACGTTCATGATGCCGTCAAAGTCAGTGTTAACAATCACGTACTGATTTTCTCGCGGCGTCGTTGTAGAAACGCCAGCCGGATTGTACGACGTGCTCATAAACATCATCTTGTTGGAATAGGAACGCGCCGTTGCAATGATGGTTTTCGCGTTATCCGTGGTAGGCGTCGGAATCGTAACAGTGTACATGTTTCCGTTTACTGCGTTCTTTGCCAGAATGTACTTCATAACAAGGAACTCATCATAGTTCGCCGCCGTGTACATAGCCGTGACAATTGATGCAATAAGGTTTGTCACGCCATCCCACGAAAGAAACGCCTGTCGCAGCTGTTCATCAGAAATGGTTTGCTTATAGAATTTCTGATAGTCGAGATAATGAAAAGCAGTGCGAACATCCGGAATTACACGCTTGAAAACGTTTGTTTCCGCGACGGACGGGTCAAAAGTCTGAGCGGCGCAAATATTGGTAAAGATTTCCTCTACCGTTTCGCCCATATCGAGCAGACCCTTTTTGAAAACAGACCACGGATTTTCATAAAGACGGGAAAGCAGGATAGTTTTGGAAATGCGGTTTACAAGCCCCGTCAGAAATTCATTCTGGAGACTTGTATAGTTCATGATGATTGCGCCGATCTCTTTCGGGTTATCAGTCTCATTTGTTACCATAGGAACCATAGACTGGTAAAACGCGGAAGAATTGGCACGGATAGTGTTGAGAATATCCGGCGTACTAGCGGACATTTTAACAGAAACAGGAATCTTTGCCATTATTTACATCTCCTTCTTTTCGAAAAGTTCTTCATAGGTATATTCTTTGCTTTCGTCCTCTGCATCTTCCTCGTGACGATCGACAACTTCACCAGGCGTCGGGGCAGGGTCAACAGCGCCACCGTCAAAGAAACGGGCACGATAGCGTTCACGCCATCCTCTGTCGTTTTCTTCATAGCGCCTGCGCCATTCATCCGCATCGGAAAAGCTTTCGACTGTATCAGAAAAATCTTCCAGAAACTGGATTGCATCATCATCAGAACGGTTTCCAATGATAGATTTTACCGATGCCATGAGTTCATCTTTACTTTTTACCATTTTTTCACCGCTTTCTCAAATAATATATAAATGGCATTTTTGTTCCAGTGAACACGGGACCAGGGCCAGGACCAGGTCCAGGACCGGGACCTGGCTGCCCTGAGAGGTACTCATACCATGAATTGGCTTGATTTCCACGCAATACCGGATTAGGTTCCTTTGGCCGTTCGTAGTTATACAGAAAAGCCCCCGCAAGATAATACGGCGTTTGAGTGGAAACTTTGAACTGCGCAAAGGTGATAGGATATTGTGTTGTGGGGTAGTATTGCTGATTGTTTTCAAGCTCCCATTCTATCCGCGCAAGTGCTGAATCCATATCGGAAGGTGCAAGCCCACGTTCAGCACACCAGTTTGTATATTTGGTGGACGGCGTCCACTGAACAAGCCCATAGCCCAGTTCCGGGTTTGAACTATCCAGATTTTGCCAGATACCGGGATTTATGGATGATTCTGATTGCATGTTGCCCAGCATACCGGAAACGGCTTGGATTGTCCAGCCGGATGCAGATAGCTTTTGCCATATGTACACAGCATTTTCTTCCATCTGTGACTGTGTGAGCCAAAAGTTACCAGAAACAGGCAATTATACCACCTCGCACACGCACACGCGCGGCCCGCCGTTTACATAGATTCCGGCTTGATTTCCCTTGTCCCCAATTGCTACAACGTGCCAAAATGTCGAATAACCTTCACGGCGGCAGCGGATAACTGCAAACTGCGGAGACGGCGGAGAACTTACACCGCAGATAAGTTCAACATCTTCACCTGTGATTTTGATTGTGTAATGAGAATATTTTTCAATTTTTACAGGATTTTTTTCATCATTTGTTGTATCGGAAATAAAGCTTTTTTCAATATCAAGGGTAATATTTTCATTGTAATCTACTGCACCGTAAATGCCTGGTATTTTAGACGTAGATTTTCGCTGAACAAGTGCAGCGGTATATTCAGGTGCACTTTCGTTATACTGTGCAAGCCAAAGAGTGAACGGAAGTTTTGCAGTCAAAAGCTTTGTCGTATAGTAGTCTTTGTTCGTGTAATATCCTGTATCAATTCCTTTTTCTTTGAAATAATTGCAGAATGTGTAAATAATGCTAGTTCTTTCCGCAGTTGTAAGCTTTTGTCCGTTTTTGTTGTAGGCGTAATCATCACTGTCATACTCAAAGTCGTAGAAAATAGGAAGGGAAACCGCAGACAGATACGGGGAAATCACTTTTTCACAAACCTGTGCTTCCTTGAGTGCATCGGCAGCGGAACTTGCATAGGAAAACCAATAAACACCAAAAGGAATATTATTTTCCATGCATCCGTTGACGTTGTTCAAAAACTGCTCGTCCGTCTGTGCTTCAAACATGCCATAGCCAGCACGGATAATAGCAAAACCGCATCCAGATTCTTTTACTTTTTTCCAGTCAATTCCGCCATTGTGTTTTGAAACATCAATTCCCCACATTGTTTTTGCCCTCGATAATAGCAGCGAGCTTTTGAAGAACAATCGTGTTGTTGTTCAGCGCATCAGTCATTTTTTCCACTTCCGCCTTGTGTGCTGTGCGCTGCGTAATCATATACCAGAAAAGCGCACCGCACATCACGATTGGAAAACCAACAGTCTGCACAAGTGTTACTACCTGCTCATAATCCATTTGTTTACCCCCTTTTCCATATTATACCACCTATATTGACTTTTGGCAAGAGTTGTGATACAATTATTTTTAGATAGGTGAAGGATGGTGAACCACTAAATGGCATCAATGTACTATGATGGAACAAAGCTGCTTTCCCTTAAAGATATAAATGGCCTTGAACCGGACTTGTATCTTTGTACCACAAACCGCACTGCCGGTAAGACAACGTACTTTTCGCGCCTGCTTGTCAACCGTTTTGTAAAGCGAAAAGAAAAGTTCGGACTTATTTACCGTTTCAAGTATGAACTGGACGATATTCCAAATAAATTTTTCAAAGATATAAATTCCCTTTTCTTTCCTGATTTGGAAATGAAAAGCCAGGTGCGTGCAAAGGGAATATATCATGAACTTTTTCTAAATAACATTGCGTGCGGCTATGCGCTATCGCTCAATTGCGCAGACACGCTAAAAAAATATTCCCACATTTTTAGTGATATTTCATCCATGTTTATGGATGAATTTCAAAGCGAAACAGGGCACTACTGCCCCAATGAAGTAGAAAAATTTATTTCGCTGCACACCAGCGTTGCACGTGGGCAAGGGAAAATGTATAGGCGTGTCCCTGTGTATATGTGTGGTAATCCTGTTACGCTGCTAAATCCGTATTATGTTGCGTTGGGAATATCTTCCAAACTGCAAAAGAGCACGCATTTTTTGCGTGGTGATGGTTTTGTATTGGAACAGGGTTATTCCGCAAATGCGGAAAAGGCACAGCGTGAAAGCGCATTCAACCGTGCTTTTTCTGAAAATAGCTATACAGCGTATACTGCGGAGGGGATCTATTTGAATGATAATGATGCTTTTGTGGAAAAAATTAGTGGTATTGGAAAATATATCGCTACTATAAAATATAATGGTAAAAGTTACGCTATCAGGGAATTTCAAAAACAAGGTATTATTTACTGTGATAATAGAGCAGACGAAAGTTTTCCTTTTCGGCTAGCTGTTACAACGGATGACCATAACGTAAATTACGTTATGCTGCAAAATAATCTGCTTTTTATAGACCGTATGCGTTATTTCTTTGAACGCGGTTGCTTCCGTTTCAAAGACTTGTCTTGCAAAAATGCTATCATTTCAATGCTTTCTTTCTAGTTATCCGATTCTATTTATTTACTTGATAGGCGCGGGCAGAACGCGGTAAAACGCGCCGTTGCCTATTTTCGGTTGCTGGCCGCTTGTAAAAAATAGGATTTGTGGATAAAAGGCCGTGTGAATGAATGTTCACACGGCCAATTTTTTATCGCAGTTCATATGTGTTTTCCACCAAAAGAATACCGCCAGGTATTCTTTTCGGTTGCAGCTTGCCAGGAATTACAAGGCCGATTGTAAATCCTGATAAATCGAGCGGCTTAAAATTTCCGTTTTCATCGAAAAGAAAGTTGCTGTATTTTTTATCTTCCTTTTTCGCTGATTCTTCATCATTTTCAAGTCTGATTTTCAAAAGCTCTTTGCAGCTTTTGGGCATACCAGCGCATTTTATTGAATACTCTGGCTTTATAGGCTCGCCGTCATCGTGTGTAACATGCTCTATATACGTTTTCTGCCGGACAAAAATAGCTCGATCCCAATAGCTTTCGAGCTTCCAGCAACAAAAGCTTTTAGAATCAATCTTTATTCCTTTTATTTTTTCGGGTGGTAAATCACAGTGTATAGAATCTGTATCTGCATAAATAAAACCGGGTTTTTTATAGCCATAAAAATTTGCTTGCGCAGCACGTATAGTGAAGTTTCTAGCATATGATGTGATTGCAGCGCCAACCGGTATAAATCCGGGCTTTTTGGTGTTTCCTAAAATTGTCATGAATTTGAGCGCATTTTCATGCGGAACAACAATTTTATAGTTTGCAACCGGAGACGATGCCATTTTTCCGTATAAGTTGTTTAAAAATAGCTTTGCTAGTGTTCTTTTTGCGCCTTTGCTTTCCATTTTTATTTTGCGGTACTTGTCTATGTATGCATCAAAAATACCAGAAATGGCGCTGAAATATATTCCGTCTAGTATTTTCAAATCATACACGTTATAGTGTTCCATGAAAAGCTTAAAATCAACGCATGTCAAGGTGAGTTCGACTGTGCTATCATGCAATTCTCCGTTTAAGTCATAATACTGTGAATAGTATTTCCCCTTGTAAAAAATATCGGAAGATTCAAGACATTCAGTACTTTTATACATGGGATTCCCCTTTATTTGTATAAAGGGCAACTTTCCATGCTTTAGTTCAAAACGGCAGGTAAAACGCACAAAATAATAATGGTTTTCATCTTTGGCTATATCTGGAATTTTTCCGTAGAAAATATAAGGATCGCCGATAGGATACTTGTTACCGCTTTCGCTGTGCATCATGGAAGGGTACAGCGAGTTAACATCCGCTGTCAGCCCATTTTTGAAAATTCTGTTTTCCTTGCCTCTTACAAGATAGCACCAGCCGCCTTTATATGCTTTTCTGATATATGCGTCCACGTTTTCAGCGCCCATTTCAGGCGGTAAATCCCATTTATCTAGCGTGTGGTCGCCAAACCAGTACAATTTTTCTGCTTTAGAGATAGATTTATAATATTCATCAAGGCAGCATGAGCCGATAGTTAGTTTGTCGTGGCCTTCCGCAAACATTATTTCCAGCGCTTCCTTTAGCACTAAAACATCATTAGCTATATACATAAGCTCGTTTTCTGCTATTGCGCATCCTGCGTATCTATATCCCGTGTATTCCATTTCAAGTTTTTTGTGTTTCGTTTGAAAGCTGTTACCAATTTCAGTCAGCGAAAAGGGTAAAAGTTTAAGGGAATCACGTATTTCTATAATATGCTTTCCGGTTTTGATTGTGATACTGTACCATTGCCCCATATCAGAAATATTATATGAATAGTATTTATTTTTCCATTCTTTCCTATTCTTCCAGTGTAAATTTTCGTCCAGCGCTTGTTTGTACTCAGTCCTATATTCCAGAAAATCAAGCCAGAAACTGCCATCAAATTTTAGATTATGATAGTAAACAATCAGATTTTTGTTAAGTGATAGATAGTATTGAAATTGTTCGCCTATTGAATGAAAAACCTTGACATTTTCAGTTTCTAGCTCTACACATGCAGCCGCCCAAACTTCCGTGTTGGTTTGTCCATCGTATACCGTAGTTTCAAAATCGGCTGCTATTGTGGTATAGCTCCGTTTTCTTGCCATATCATTCACCAGTTTCTATGGTTTCTTGTTCTTCCGATAATCGCATATTAGTTTCAAAGTCTGGTTCACCATCGTGTATGATGTTATAAAATTCCACAAGCGAAAATTTTACTTTCTGTCTATCGCTGCTATACAAAATTTCCTCTATAAGTCTGGAAAGCTGTAAAGCGTTCTTTTGTATGTTTTTTGCTACTTGTTCCTCTCCTAACTCTTTTATTGCATCGTCCAAAATTCCCAAAGCATAATTGCGATTATTTACGGCATTTTCCTGCATGAAACGGGACATTTGGCCGGAAGGAACAAAGTTTACAAGCGTTTCTCGCAAGTTGGATAGTATTATATCACTAGCACGTGGTATATATTCCTTTTTGGCTCTGCTTGTTTCCTCTTTCCTGCGTCTGGTTTCAGTGGCTTTCCTTGATGCCGCCTTACGTTCTTCCGCACGGCCAGCCTTGCCTGTTTTAATCTCACCTGTTTCACGTGAAACATACTGTGATTTACTATATATGCGTTCAGGTGTGATTTTCTTTAGTCTCGAAACGCTGGCGCGCGTTACGCGCTTTGGTATATCCGGTAAAATGTTCTCGGGGATGATATATCCGCGCTTTGTGGCGCTGCGAATAAAACGCTGAATCCTGCGGCGTTCTTTCAAGTATTGTTCACGGATTGTTTTAGCCATATGCCACGCACCTTCCTATAAATAATAAAACCGCCGCCTGATTTACAAGCGGCGGTTTTGTTGTTCCTGTTAAGCAAGAACGCAAGTAATGAAAGACTTGTCTTTGTAGTTGTTGGAAGGTTTCTTAAAAACTTCAATAGTAAACGGGCCAGTTTCTCCCGCTTCCATAAGCTCGTCCCTGATGTCGGAAATCGCGTTCAGGAAAGAACTGGAACCGGTGTGATACTTTGTGCCTGCCGTGTCAACAACCATAGTTTTCTTGTAATCGTGGTCACCGTGGGAATGTTCATTGTGAATGGAAAGCTGCGCGATATAATCGACTTCCACGGTGAGCGGAGTTCCATCTGTGATAAGGGAATCGAAAGAAACAGCGTCGGTGAAGTCTTTGAGCTTGATTCTCTCGCGGACGTCAAGGTCTTTGGTGCACTCGTCAATCGTTACCTTGAAATCAGTTCTCATGCAACGTCACCACCTTCCACTTCATCCATGGGGACATCTTCCTGCGTGGCACTGGCCATGAACTGATCCAGCGGCATAGAGAAACGTGTAGAAACTACGGAAACGAGAGTTGCATCTACAACGGAGACAACTTCCGTCTCGTAAAGCTTGCGGGCTGCTGCGAGAATATCCTTGCCAGGATTCTCAATCATGAAGTGCTGTTCGTCCATCGTTCCGGCTTCACGGTTGTAAAGCGTTGCGCAAATCTCAGCGCGGGTTACTGTGCGGGTGATTTTCTTTGTCATTGTTTTTTTTTCTTCCTTTCGATTGTTACTTATAGTTCGGATTGCTATCGAACTATTATTAGTATAGCATAAAATGCTATGCCTGTCAATGGTTTTCCTTTTGGCAGTAGTCCAAAAGTCTGATAATATCGCCGCAGCCCCTCTTGTATTTACAGGCATCGCAATCGACTTCAAGGCAATGTTCTGAAAAGATTTTGTCCATTCCCACGCGAAAAGCAAGCTGAATAAATTTGTAATCTTCCTGTTTGTAGCCGTTTGTTTTTAAGGTTATCATTCCTTCACGTCCTTTCAAAAATGTGCTGCGCGTGAAACCATGCAATCTATGGCATCAGATGAAAAGTCGAAAGTTACGCGGTAGTTTTTGGGTCGAGTTTTGCCGCGATAGATTGACGTTACATACCAGCTGCCATTGTGCCAAACGGCTGTAAAAAGCGTACTTTCAGGAATGCCGTTGTAGCTGTTCGGAAAGTTACAAGCATTGTAATCAATTGTAACGGTAGTGCCTTCCATGCTGCGCTTGCTGATTCTCAAGTCTTGAATACAGTGATACCAACAGGTATCAAGAATCAGCTTGATGTCCTCAAGTGAGATTGTACGGACACGAGCGTATTTCTGAACATCGTTAAGAACGTCTTGCCCTACAGAATAAAATCGCTTGCTGCGGTAGTTAATCATAATGTTTCCCATTTTTTTCTTCCTTTCTTTTTAGGCTGCGCCTTTCTTTACTATTATAATACCACATATTATAATTTTTTTCAAGTATTTATTGAAATTTTTTTCTGGGTTTGCTATAATAATGATAGCAGATAACACTATATTAAAACGGAAGGAAGTTGTATTATGAGAATTTTAGTAGCATGTGAAGAAAGCCAAGCCGTAACAATCCAGTTGAGAAACCTGGGGCACGAAGCATACAGCTGCGATATTCAAGACTGCTCGGGTGGCCATGAAGAATGGCATATAAAAAGAAATGTGCTCGACTTATTAAATCTGCATTGGGACATGATTATAGCTTTTCCCCCATGCACTTATTTAACCAATACAGGAAACAAATGGTTTAATGAAAAAAGATATGGAGAAAAGGCTGTGGAAAGAAAACAAAAACGAGAGAAAGCAGCAGAATTCTTCTTATCATTTATAAATTCCGGATGCCCTAAAATTGCAGTCGAAAATCCTATAGGCTATATGAATACACATTATAGAAAACCAGACCAAATTATTCATCCCTATTACTTTGCCGAATTTCAGGGAGACGAAAATTGCGAAAGAAAAGCAACTTGCCTTTGGCTGAAAGGTCTTCCGCGATTGAAGTACAATGCACAATTTGTACCACGAATTATAACACTCAAAAACGGAAAAACTGATAGCGCCTGGCACGTAAACACGATGAATTTACCAAAAAATGAAAGAAGCAAACAGAGGAGCAAGACGTTCCCCGGAATCGCTAAAGCTATGGCTGAACAATGGGCAGGGAAGTGCTATTGATCACCAACATTTACCAGTAGTTCGTTAGATAAACTAACTATTCCCAATATTTACCAGTTGACAAGCCGCCTTCTATGTGATATAATATCATCATAGGGATTCTCAGGTTTGTCCATCCTTTCCTATCCTTCCAGTTCTTGGCTGGCGCTCCAGGTTTAAGCTCCCAGTTGTGCAAGTTCCACAAAAATTGATTGGGGAATTTGTGCAACGGGAGCTTTTTCCTTAATGTACTCCATCATCGCGAAAAACAAAGAGGGAATCACTGGGAAGATGACTTTATCTTTCCACGGGCAGATACAAACTTTTTACCAGCAGGAGGCGGAAAGATGAAAATCCGGGTATTCGACAAATGATGTGGTTTCCTACAAAAATTGCAATTATGAACGAAAATTTACAAATGTGGTTTTGAGGTGATTTTGTGATTTTAAAACAACTTCACAATACGGATGTGGACAAGTGGATAAAAGAACGCCATTACCTCAAGTCTACTCCGGCGGGCGCTGTAATCCGCCTTGAATTTCTCAATGATAGTGGCGAAAGAATTGGGGCAATGATGTGGGGGAGACCTATAAGCCCGAAAGTCGACCAAAAGCACACGCTTGAACTTACGAGAATGTATTTTGTGGATGAAACCGAGCACTGTGTAGAAAGTAAGGCACTTGGGATGGCGCGAAAGTACATACGAAAACATTATCCAGAAATCAAAGGGCTGATAGCCTACTCCTCGACCGGACAGCATCACGAAGGGACAATTTATCAAGCTGATGGTTGGTTTCTCATATCGAAAAGCGATAGCCCAAATGGAAGTTGGGAAAATCGCGCTGGAAGGAAAAACCGAGACTTGAGCGTAAAACTAAAATTTGCTCGATCCCCGTAATAGGGAACATCTTACTGCATGTGGTCTTGTCGAAAACTTAAGGTTCTCGGCTTTGCATTCGGGTCTCTTGGGTTGCGACAACTAAAAAGCACAATCTTTTTGAGGGTATCAAAGTCATAGCCTTTCCCTTTGGAAGCATATCGAGTATCAAATTTTTTCGATGTCTGTTACCACCAGCCTAAAATTGATCACCAACATTTACCAGTAGTTCGTTAGATAAACTAACTATTCCCATTATTTACCAGTTGACAAACCACCGCATATGTGATATAATATCATCATAGGGATTCTCAGGTTTGTCCA